TTATGGAGAAGAAAACAGAACTACAAAAAATTCTGCAAAAATTTTTATGAAACAAGACTTTATTGAGAAGCTGCCGCCCGACGCGCAAAAAGAATTCCTCAAACTAGCTATGAAGCTAAACGAGAAGACCAAGCAAACCAAGGTCCACGATTCGTTTCTAGATTTTGTGAAACACGTATGGCCTGAATTTATCGAGGGCAAGCATCACAAAAAAATTGCTGACAAATTTAATAAGCTCGCACAGGGTAAGATTAAAAGACTTATAATTAATATGCCACCGAGGCATACGAAATCAGAGTTCGCATCATTCCTACTTCCATCGTGGATGGTGGGCCGTAAACCTAATTTAAAAATAATCCAATCCACACACACCACGGAACTTGCAATACGTTTCGGTCGTAAGGCAAAGACGTTAATGGATTCAGCAGAGTACAAAGAAGTTTTTAAAACAAGACTACGAGAGGACAGTCAAGCAGCTGGTAAATGGGAAACCGAACAAGGTGGAGAATATTATGCAGCTGGTGTTGGATCTGCCATCACGGGTCGTGGAGCGGATTTGCTTATCATTGATGATCCACATTCAGAGCAAGACGCACTCAATGTAACTGCATTAGAGCGAGCTTACGAATGGTATACATCAGGACCCCGTCAGCGTCTTCAACCAGGTGGAGCAATTGTTGTCGTTATGACAAGATGGAATATGAAAGATTTGACTGGTATGTTATTAAAATCTCAAAAAGAATTAAAATCAGATCAATGGGAGATCGTAGAGTTTCCTGCTATCATGCCGTCAGGTAAACCTGTCTGGCCAGAGTATTGGAAGTTAGAAGAATTAGAAGGTGTCAAAGCTAGTATTAGTATTGGTAAATGGAATGCACAATGGATGCAAAATCCTACTGCAGAAGAAGGATCATTAATCAAACGAGAATGGTGGAACGTGTGGGAGAAAGATTACATACCACCTTTGCAACATATTATTCAAAGTTATGACACAGCCTTTTTAAAAAAGGAGACAGCCGACTATAGTGCAATCACCACCTGGGGTGTATTTTACCCAGACCAAGATAGTCCTGCTAATTTAATACTATTAGATGCTGTAAAAGAACGACTAGAGTTTCCAGAACTCCGGCGTGTTGCATTAGAACAGTATAGATACTGGAATCCTGAAACGGTTATTATCGAGTCTAAAGCTTCTGGATTACCCTTAACTTATGAGTTGAGAAAAATGGGGATACCTGTTATAAACTTCACACCTAGTAGAGGAAACGACAAACATGCTAGGGTTAATGCTGTGGCCCCGCTATTTGAATCAGGCGTAATTTGGGCTCCAGACCATAAGTTTGCTGAAGAGGTGATTGAAGAGTGTGCATCATTTCCTTATGGAGATCATGATGATTTGGTGGATAGTACAACACAAGCGGTAATGCGTTTTAGACAGGGAGGTTTTGTAAATCACCCGGATGATGAAAAAGAAGACACGTTACCACGAATAGAGAGAACTTATTACTAATGGCAACACGAGATAATTTAATAGCAACATATAATGCAAATCCGACTTTACAAAGTCAGTATACTCAACAACAGTATTTAGATTTATTTGATTTTGGTTTACCAACGGTAGCACCTACACCTACTCCAACGCCCACACCTACACCAGGAGTACCAGGTATTATTAATCAAAACATAAATCAATATCAAGGTGGTGGTGGGGATGGAATTACTATGGCAGGTGGAATTGGAGATTTTGGTAATCTAGATCCTAGCACTAAAAAAACTATGCAAGTAGAAGTATCCGATGGCAAAGGTGGTGTAATGATAAAAGAAGTAGATACATATTTAGATAAAGGTGGAATGAGAAAAACTTTTGATAATAAAAATCCAGTCAATCTTGGAGCAGATATTAAACCTATGGCGATATCTTTATTTGAATCAATGTTTGGTAAAAAGACAGATAGTGAATTTTTACCAGAGGGAAAAATACTAGGACCTCTTAATAATCCTAACTATACAGACCTGTCATTTTTTGGAAAAATAAAAGCAGATGCTTCAAGACAAAAAGAATTAAGACAACTTCAAAAAGAATTAGAGTTACAAGAAAAATTAAAAAAAGAAATTGCTGCACAAGAAGCAGCTAGAGCCGCACAATATGGAGCAACTAATTATGGAATAGGTAGCGATGGTCAGCAATCTTTTGATTCAGGACAAGGATTTGGTATTAATGCAACAACCGGCGGTCCTGTAAGTAATAGAACAGGTAGAGGAAGAACTGATTACAACGACGGCGGAAGAGTATATCTTTACAACAGGCTAAAATAATGCCAGGTGAATTTGAAAGTATTCTAACTAAACTTCAAGGTAAGTTGGGTAAACAAACAATCAGACGTGCAAGCACGATCAACCGACCGCGACCCAAGAGAGAAGTACAACAAATCGATATCTTCAATAAGTTTAACCGACGTAATCCAAAAGCGGACGGCGGATCGGCAGACGATTACGAACCATCAGCGTTCAGTAAAAAAGTAAACGAACTTATGGATGACGGCTATGACTTTGGTGAAGCGGTGCGTGAAGCGATGAGACAGGGTTATAAAGATGCTGGTCTTGTAACTAAACAAAAAAGAATAAAAGCTGCTGAAACTTTAGAAAAATTAATTAAAGAAGATAAACTTATTTCTTTTAAAAATATATCAGAAAAAATAAATGTACCAACAACTACAGTTAAAAGAGTCTATGATGAAAAATTTAAAGGAAAAGGGGTAGTTAAAAGAAGTAGAGATGCTAAAAAAGTTATTCAAGAAATAATTGATACTGGAGTAACTGATCTTAATAAAATAAAAAAAATAGCAAAAGAAACATATAAAATTAATATAGAAGATAGAAATATAAAAAAATTAATTAATATTTCAACAGATTTATCTGTAGATGAATATGAAAATATATTTAGAAAAATGGCAACTGATAGGACTTATGAACCTCCTATTGATATTAGTGCTAAAGGAAAAGGACTAACTAGTAATTACAGAAAAGCAAAAGCAAATGTAAAAAAAGAAATTCCTCAACTTCAAAAATTAATAAATCAAAATTCTAGAAAAAGAAAAACAATAAAAAGAAATGCAAAAAGAAAAGCAAATCCTGATTTACAAACTAAATATTTAGCTGAAGCACAAACTAGAAGAGATACTAAAAGATTTAGAGAAAAAGGAAAAATAAAATTAAACCCTAGAGAAATTGGTTTAAATACACAACAAAGATTTATAATAAAACAAGCTAATGATTTGATTAATCAAAACCCAGAAGAACTTTTAAAAGATAAAAAACTTTTAGATAAAATTTCATTTAGAGTAGATAATGAAGGTAATATATATAAATCTAAACCAGATTTAAAAGCTGTTTTAGATCCTAAAAACGATGCAAGATTTTTTCACTTATCACATGCTAGAAGAGCAGAATTAGGAACTGAACTTACTGACTCTCCTATTAATAGATTTGCAAGCACATTTAATCAAAATAATGAATTTATAAAAGATGCTGAAAGATTTATAGAAAATAATCCTAAAGATCCTAAAGTTAATAATATAATAAAAAAAGCAAAAGAATTAAAACTAACTTTAAGACCTGATGTTCCAGCAGGAACTTTTAAAACTAAATATTTAGGATATACCGAAGATTTAGATAAACCCGTTGGCAAAATTAAAACTGTTATAAATCAATATATGCCAAAAGGTTTAAAATCTAAATTAAGTAAAATAAGTAAAGTTGCTAAAATTGTTGGAAGACCAGTTTTAAGAGCAGCAGCTCCAATTATACCTTTTGCTGGTCCAGCTATTATGGCAATGGGTGCAGCTGATGTTGCAAAAGCTGCAGAACAAGGAGCGTATGGTTTAGATGAATCTCCGGTTGCTTATTATCTTGGGCCTGAAGCAGCGGTAGGTTTAAAAAATTTAAAACAAAAAGCAGCATTATCAGAAAATACTCCTTATCAAGAAATAGAGGATTACTTGCCAGATGAAGATTTATCAGGTATATTAAGCCTTAAAGGTGTGCAATAATTAACCGGAAAGAGATATGGCAGAAATAGACAAACCATTACCAAACGTAGATATTACAGAAAAAGATGAAGCTTTTGTAGAACAAGAAGTTACAGTTCCAAATGAAGAAAGCGTAAACAACGAAGACGTTGAAGTAACAATGGACGAAGAAGGTGGAGCAGAAATATCTTTTGATCCAGCTGCGGACCAGTTACAATCTACAGATCATTTTCAAAACCTAGCAGAGATCATGGATGACCAAGAGTTAGATGAACTAGGTACAACTCTATTTGACAAATACACAGACTACAAAGAATCTCGTGGAGACTGGGAACAGTCTTACAGAGAAGGTTTAGATCTTTTAGGATTTAAATACGAAAGACGAACAGAACCTTTCAGAGGTGCATCAGGTGTTAACCACCCTGTACTTGCTGAAGCGGTTACACAATTTCAAGCGCAAGCTTACAAAGAATTATTACCAGCTGATGGTCCAGTGCGTGCACAAATTTTAGGTGACATCACAAATGAAAAACAAGACCAAGCTCACAGAGTAAAAGATTTTATGAACTATCAAATTATGGATCAGATGCAAGAATATGAACCAGAGTTTGATCAAATGCTTTTTTACCTCCCTCTATCCGGATCTACCTTTAAGAAAGTCTATTATGATGATCTTTTAGGTAGAGCCGTTTCTAAATTTGTACCGGCGGATGATTTGATTGTACCATATTCTGCAAACTCACTAGAAGACGCAGAAGCAATTGTACATGTAATTAAGATGTCAGAAAACGAATTAAGAAAACAACAAGTGTCAGGTTTTTATAGAGACATAGAGTTAGGACAACCTCCTATTACTTCAAATGAGTTAGAAGAAAAAGAAAGACAATTAGAAGGTGTAACTAAAGGTAGTCAAGAAGATCAATTTACAATTTTAGAAATGCATGTCAATTTAGATCTAGAAGGTTTTGAAGACATGGGTGCAGATGGTGAGCCAACAGGAATTAAACTTCCATACATTGTAACGATTGCAGAATCTAATAATAAAATTTTATCTATTAGAAGAAACTTTACACAAGACGATCCTACAAAAGAAAAAATAAAATACTTTGTCCAATATAAATTTTTACCAGGTACAGGTTTTTATGGTTTTGGTTTGATACACATGATTGGTGGTTTAACTAGAACTGCAACAGCAGCGTTAAGACAATTGTTAGATGCAGGAACTTTAGCAAACTTACCAGCAGGTTTTAAAACTAGAGGTATAAGAATTAGAGATGATGCACAACCATTACAACCTGGTGAGTTTAGAGATGTAGATGCACCTGGTGGTAATATCAAAGATCAGTTTATGCAATTACCATTTAAGGGACCAGACCAAACTCTTTTACAATTAATGGGAGTTGTAGTTAATGCAGGTCAAAGATTTGCAAGTATTGCAGACTCACAAGTGGGTGATATGAATCAACAAGCTGCAGTTGGTACAACTGTTGCTCTTCTTGAGCGTGGTTCAAGAGTAATGTCAGCGATTCACAAAAGACTATACGTTGGTCTTAAACATGAATTTAGATTATTAGCAGAAGTATTTAAAACTTACTTACCACAAGAATATCCTTACGATGTTCCTGGTGCTACTAGAAATGTTAAGGTTGCAGACTTTGATGAGAAGGTAGATATACTTCCGGTTGCTGA